AGTTTGGAAAAGGTGATATGAAAGGTGACATGGGTAGAAAACCTAAGGCACTTACTGCACTTGTAAGAAACTGTGTTAATATGTTCGGAAGTCACAATGTAGGACTTGTTGCAACAAACCACACATATGCATCGCAAGATATGTTTGATCCAGATGACAAGATATCAGGTGGACAAGGATTTATCTATGCAAGTAGTATTGTTGTTGCAATGCGTAAACTAAAATTAAAAGAAGACGAGGACGGAAATAAAACAACTGACGTAAAAGGTATCAGAGCGGCTTGTAAAGTAATGAAAACAAGGTTTAATAAACCTTTTGAAGGTGTGCAAGTTAAGATTCCATACGAAACTGGTATGAATCCTTACTCAGGACTTGTTGACTTGTTTGAGAAAAAAGGTATATTAAGTAAAGATGGTAACAGACTTAAATATGTGGACTCAAAAGGAACTGAATTGAAAGAATATAGAAGAGTCTGGGAACAAGGTGGTGAATTGCTTGACAAAGTGATGGCAGATTTTAACAACCTAGTTGAAAAAGAAACAAATATAGAAGAAACAGAGGAGACTGTTGAATGATCGATGGAAGATTGTTGACAGAACTTTGGGAGTTTTTCAAAGCACACGCAGACAAGAAACAAATTGATGTAATGGCGGAAAAATACGTCGATATTATGGCAGACTATGGTGTCGAAGATGATGCTTTTAAAGAAGCCCTTGGTTCAGATGAAGATTTAGATGGTGCAATAAATTATTATCTAGATTTAGATGAAAAAGACGAGGATTATTAATACATGAGTGGCTGGTATCAAAAAATTGCCAGAGACATTGGACAAATTCCGAATGCAGTTGCATACTATGAACAGGAATTGGACCAAGCGAAATATGAAGTCAAAATAAAAGGTAATTTAGAAAAAAATTCAGCCGCAATGCCTGGTATTGTTGAACAAAGGTTCAACCAATTACAAGAAATAGAAGCAATTCTACAATATTTGAACATTGAATTGCGTAGATTAAGAAGTAAACATTTCAAAAAATATCTTGAGAACTATCAACGTGCATTATCCAGTCGAGATGTTGAAAAATATGTCGACGGTGAGTCAGATGTGGTTGATTATGAAAAAATTATCAATGAATTTGCACTTTTAAGAAACAAATGGCTTGGCATCACTAAAGCCCTCGACCAAAAACAATGGCAGATAACTAATATTACAAAGTTAAGAGTCGCGGGAATGGAAGATGCAACAATATGATCATAAAGCATTTGTAATCACAATGAAAGGCAGGTCCTTTTCGGAGGAATTGGCTGAAGATTGCATTGAATCCGGCAAAAAATTCAACATACAAGTAGAAAAATTTAACGCAGTGCAACTGGACAAAGTTGCTCCCACTTATAAAAAGTTTGGTTTACGACCTTTTCCTAAATTAAAATTTACTAGAGATACAAAAGGAGTAAGAGGTTGTTTTTGTTCACACTATTCGCTTTGGTTAAAGTGTATTGAACTAAATGAACCTATAATGATATTAGAACACGATGCATTATTCATTCGCCCCATACCTAAAGATATAGTTGATAAGTTTTCAGAACTGTGCAACCTAGATGCATACAGTAGAACATCCACAGTTTATGAAGATCATCTACTAAATTTTGAAAATTATGATGTAATCACACATAAACCGAAAAAAACATCATCTACATCAAAAAATGCATTCCAATATTACGATAAAGAATGCATAAAAGGTCTTCATGCTTATATCATAAAGCCACAAGGTGCAAAATCACTAATAGCATTCACAAAAAATAGAGGTATGTTGCCAGCAGATGTCCATGTAAATGCACAATCAGTTGCCCTTACAAAAACAAAATATAGTTTGTGCAGAATTAATCCAAAATATTGGTTAGATAAGAGTAAGAAAAGTAAAAACAGTTACACAAGGACTGATGTATGAGAATAATCATCATGGCTGGAGGTACAGCAAAAACTTTTAACAGACATTCAATAACTGTACAGGGAGAAAAACTAGTTGACAGAACTGTGCGACTATTAAAAGAAAATGGACAAAATGATATTTGGGTTACTGTTGCTCAAAAAGGAATGTATCCTCAATATAACGAGTTCGTTAATACCATGAAAGGAAATGATTTAGGTTGCTTGTTAGGTTGCGAAGAACTAAAAGGCAATGTTTGGTTATATGGTGATGTGTACTATTCTGAAAATGCAATAAAAACAATTCTAAATGGAAAAACAAACTATTATGGACGTGCCAAGGGCAATGCATTAAAAAAATATGGAGAATTTTGGGCATTTAAAAGTGATGACACGTTTTGGCACTGGTTAAAATTAGTGTGCAAAGCCTTCTGGGATAAAAAAATTAATCGTTGTTGGTCTTGGGATTTGTATGCATACCACACAGGTAAATGGAATTTAAATTCACCGCCACAACGTAAAACCGTGAAAAGAACTCAATACATTTGCAACACAAATTGGACAAATATTGATGACGAAACAGATGATTTCGACAAACCTGCTGAAGTGCAAAGATGGAAAACTTATTGGAAGAAAAATGATTAAAGTAATGACATCAGGAGTTTTTGACACACTCCATCTAGGACATATTAACATCTTGACAAGAGCAAAACAACAAGGTGATTACTTAATTGTTGGTATACAAGACGACGAATCTGCTAAAAAATCTAAAGGAAAATACCCTACACTTAATTTTGATGAACGAGAAAAACAAGTAAAAGCATTACCTTTTGTAGATGAAATAGTAAAGTATAGTGATGTCGATCAAAGGGACTTATGGTCAAAAATTAAACCTGATATAGTTGTGCAAGGAGATGATTATGTACACAGTGGAGACCGTACAAACGCACTATTATACTTGAAAGAACAAAATATAAGACTAATGCTTTTCCCAAGAACAGAAGGTATCTCGAGCACAGAAATAAAACAAAGAATTATTCATGATGATAGAAAAGATGTGGAACACATCAACAATTTAAAAATATTGCCAATAGAAAAACTTAAGATTTACGAAGATTTTGACGCTAAAAAAGTAAAAATACTTAAAGAAAAAATTGAAAAAGAAAAAGTATTTTTTAATCCTATCACAATAGGTGTACATGAAGATTTGCAAATTGTTGTAGATGGAAACAATAGATTACAAGCAATGAAAGAATTAGGATTTAAATTTATTCCTTGTTTGTGTATACCATATAAAGACATATTTTTAACAAATAATGTACATTTTAAAAAGAATAATCAAATAACACGTTTAAGTGAATTTTCAATTCCTGATGGAGAACGTATAGAATTTAAAAAATACACCCACACAGATATTATTGATGCTGTAAAAAATAATAAAAAAATACCAAATGGAGAAACTTGGCATAAACCTCCATATTATATCGTAAACTTACCTATTGCAACAAAAGATATTAACGAAAACTTTGACTTGGAAAATTTTATAAAAAATTTAGTAAACAAAAATAATATTAGGTTCTATCCCAACTCAGTTTACAGTTGCAACGAATGGGACTCTAATGATTAATTTTGTTTGTGTGTATCAACGGAACAGAAGGACACCATATACACACGATTACGTGTTAAAATTGAAAAATATGATAGCAAGAAATTACAAAAAGCCTCATCAGTTTCATTGCTTATCAAATGTAAAACTTCCTATCGCAACTATTCCATTAAAACATAATTGGATAGGTTGGTGGAGTAAAGTTGAATTGTTTAGACCTAATTTGTTTAATGGACCTGTATTTTATTTGGATTTAGATATTATTATTTGCAAAAATTTTGAATATATTTTAGACAAATTAGATTACAAAAACTTTTATATGATTAAAAGTGTTAAACCAACTAGCGGCAATGCAAATAGCAGTATAATGAGTTGGCAAGGTGATTATTCTGCCATATACGAAAATTTTCAACGAAACACTCAAGCAATAATGTCTAAATATCATAAAGGAAACTTGATAGGAGATCAAGCATACACACAGGCATCTTTGCCAAATATTAAATTTATGGACGATGAAGTAGGACCGTTTATTAATTGGCAACATCACATGATTGAACAAAAAGATCCTTTGCCTTCACCTGTGTTTACTATCTATGCAGGGAGATATAAGAAACCTCACTTACAAAAAGACAACCCATTGGTTAAAAAATATTGGATATGACAGTAATAAACAAACATCTAAAAAATTACGAAAAGTATAGAGCATATTACAAAAGTCCTTTTTTAATGCTAGGAAATCAAGCAACTAATATGACAATTAGTCCTAAAGAATATTTTAGGGTTGATGATTATAAAACTATTGATCCAGACGGCGGAGATTATTCTGATTTAACTAGTGACTTGTCTTCCTTGCATCAACAGTTTGAAACTGTTTTTAATTTAGGCACAATTGAGCATATTTGGGACGCTCACACGGCATGGAGTAACGCATTAAAACTTGTAAAAGTTGGAGGATATTTTGTAGGCGTCAGTCCTGTGCATGGTTATTGGCGACACGGTATTCACGTTACAGATCCAGTTGCAATTACAACGTTTATTCAAAAAAATGGATTTCAATTATTGGATTCATATCTAAGTCATAAAAAAGGTTGGTCCATAAATAATATTGCAGATGCAAACAAAGGAAAATGGGCAACGAATGATGTTTTACTTTGGTATGCGGCAAAAAAAATTGAACACAAAGATAAAATTGAACCAGTTACACAAATTTGGGACGCAGGAACTAATACAATAGATTCAAAATGAAAAATAAATTTATATACCCTGTAGATTCAACTAAAAGAGCAAATGACTTTTTAAATGCAAACAATTTAGAATATAGATCAGGTCCATATATGCAAGGAGAATGGCTATGGCCCAAAGAGGATATTTTAACTTGGGAATTTTTCCATAAAAATGAAAGAGCGGCTTGGAGTGACGGTTCTGCAAACATTATTCATTTTCCAAACGAAATAATAAAACTTTTACCGCAGAATAAAAGAAAATTAATAATACAAGCAGGCGGTAACGCAGGACTATATCCAAAACTTTACAGCACAATGTTTGAAAAAGTAATTACATTCGAACCTGACCATAGATGGTTTGTGTGTTTAATTAATAATTGTCCTGAAACAAATATTTTTAAATTTCAAACTGCCTTAGGCAATGATAATGAACCTGTCAAAATGGTTGCACCAGATTTCAAAGGGAGAAAAAATTTAGGAGCCAATTACATAGAGGCAAATGGAGATATTCCAAAAATTAAACTTGATTCTTTAGGAGTAAATCCTGATTGTATGCATTTAGACATAGAAGGTTCAGAATGGGAAACAATCGTTGGTGCTACGCAAACAATTCAAAGAGCAAAACCTTTGATAGTTGTTGAATGGAACCAATCGGGAGGAAAATATGGTTGGACAGATGATAAAATTGCTAAACTAATGACTGATCTCGGATATGAAGTTTATAAAGAATGGCACAGAGATCGAGCATACAAGCATAAGGATGTATCATATGAGTAAAACTGTTGCTAAAGAATTCTGGACAACACAAACTGAATATCCAGAGTACGGCACAATTAAACAAAGACGTTTACATGAATTACAATACATAGTGCCTAAACTATCTGGCAATAAGTTGTTAGATTTAGGTTGTGGTGATGGTGCATTATTAAATTGCTTGGTTGAATTAACAGACTTTAAAGAATATCATGGTTATGATTTTGCTGTGCATTTAATTAAAAATTTAAACAGCAAAGTGAAAGCACGTAATTTTAATGTCTATGAAGATGATTTGAACAGTCTACCCGAGGTAGATAACATCATTTGTGCAGGAATGTTACCTTTTGTTTTTGAAGATGAAGTTATTGATAAAATGTACGCTTCATTGCGTACTAAAAAACTTTTTTTAAGGACACCTTGTACACTTAAAAATGAAGATGAATACGTAAATGTTTATTCAGAAAAATTAAAGTCTAATTACAGTTCTAAATACAGAACTGTATCTAACGTTTTAAAAACATTAGAAAAACATTTTATTGTTGAATCTATAGACAGAATATATCCAGACAATATAGAAAGTGAATTCGATACAAAACAATTTTATTTTTGTGCAAGGAGTAAATCATGAAAGCAGGAAAAATTTGGGGTAAAACAGAATTAATTCACGCAAATGGTGTTTTAGAGTTTCATAGGATTGAATTCAAGGCAGGTTACAAATGCTCAGAACACAAACACAAATATAAATGGAATGGTTTCTTTGTGGAGTCTGGAAAAATGATTGTAAGAGTTTGGCAAGATGCAGATCAGCAAGGACTTATAGATGAAACCGTTTTAAATGCTGGTGAATATACCACAGTCAAACCAGGCAAGTATCATCAATTTGAAGGAGTAGAAGACGGTGTTGCTTTTGAATTATATTGGGCAGAGTTCAATCATGATGACATTGAACGTAGAACAGTAGGAACCAAATCCTAATCTCATTGACAAAAGTAATTGCGTAAGTTATAATAAGGCAATGAAAATTTTGCTAACTGGACATAAAGGTTTTATCGGACATCATCTACACAAACGACTTTCAAAGAATCACCAGATTATTGGTATAGATATAAAAGATCACAGCAATATTCTTTCTGCTCAACTGCCCGACGTTGATTTGGTAATACATTTAGCAGGAGTGGGCGGAGTACGACAATCATTAGAAAATCCTAAACACTATTGGGATAATAATGTTGTAGCCACGCATAAAATTTTAAAACACTACAAGGATACAAGAGTTTTACTTGCAAGTTCAAGTAGTCAATATGAGCCTTGGTTAAATCCATATGCCGCTTCTAAACACGTAATAGAAAATATACCACACTCAAACAAAGTAGCAATGAGATTTCATACAGTTTATGGAGCAACAAATAGGCAGGGAATGTTTTTTGACAAATTGCTTATGGGAACATTAGAATACGTAACTCCACACAGTAGAGACTTTGTGCATATAGATGATGTGTGTGATGCAATAGAAATTTTAATTGACAGTGATTTCGTAGGTGCTGTTGATATAGGAACAGGACAATCTATATTTGTAAAAGACATAGCACCAAATTTAGAAGTCCAGCCAGGTAGTATTTTAGAAAGGCAAACATCCAAAGCAGACCCAACACAGATGAAAAAACTAGGTTGGTCGCCTAAATGGACGGTTCAGAAGTTCCTTAATGCACATGGATTTGAGGTTAAATTATAGTATGAAGATTTTTGTAGGATACGATACAAGAGAAGATATTGCTTATCAAGTGTGCGAATATTCTATCTATAAGCACAGCACATCTGCAGAAGTGATACCTTTGAATCAAAACACACTCCGCCAAGACAAATGGTATTGGAGAGGTGAGGACAAACTTGCATCTACAGAGTTCACATTTACTAGATTTTTAGTACCTGCCCTTGCAAACTATAAAGGCTGGGCATTATTTTGTGATTCAGATATTGTGTTTTTAAAAGATGTAAAAGAACTTTTTGATCAAGCAGATGACAAATATGCTGTAATGTGTGTGCAACATGATTATACACCCAAGCCAGGAATTAAAATGGACGGGCAAAAACAAACCTTATATCCAAGAAAGAATTGGAGTTCAATGGTTTTATACAACTGTGGACATCCATCAAATGAAAAGTTATCTGTAGATTTAGTTAACAATCCTAATTATGATGGAGCATACTTTCATAGATTTGCATGGTTAAAAGATGAAGAGGTTGGTGCGATAAGCAATGAATGGAATTGGTTGGTTGGCTGGTACAAAGAACCAGAAGATGGAAAACCTAAAGCCATACATTATACAGAAGGTGGTCCTTGGTTTAAAAATTACAGGAACTGTGAATATGGTAATGTATGGAAAGAATACTTAAATCAAATGATGAATAATAAAGGAGAATAAATGCCAAGACATATGGGAATAAATCGTGCCTATGTTTCAGGAGAAATTGAAAAGACACCTGAAGAAAAACAAAAGGAACTTGATGAAAAAATGAAAAAGTTTCTAGAGAAAGGTGGCAAAGTTGAAAAACTTGCACCCGGCGCCGCTTACAATCTAGGCTCGATGGAAAAATCCGGAAAGCCTCATTGGACAGACAGAGAACTTAAGGACCAAGCAAAGAAAAAAACTGAGTAATGATATACGCATTCGATCATGAAGATGCCATCATAAAAGACTTTATGCGTGGCACAACAGCAGAATATAGTACTTGGGATAAGGTAAAAGAAATGCATCCAAGTCATTCCGTTGTGCTTCGTGGCATGACAAAAGGCAAAATTATACACCAATGTTGGAAACAGGGCAGAGATTTTTATTACATCGACACAGGTTACATAGGAAATTTAACAAAACGCAAACACTATCATAGAGTTGTCAAAAATAATGTGCAAAACACCCAAGTGCGTGATGTACCAGATGATAGATATAGAAGATTCAGTCAAAGACATCCAGAAACTATTTTCAATGGTTGGAAGCCTCAAGGTCGCAGTATATTGTTGGTAACTCCTAGCGAAAAGCCTTGTAAATTCTATGGTATTACTAGACAAAAATGGATTGATGAAACAACTGAACAACTTAAAAAATTTACTGATAGACCTATAATAATAAGAGACAAAGGATTAAGAAGAGAAAGAGTAGGCAATGGCAGTTTATTTGCTCAATTGGATACAGATAATGTCTATGCTGTGGTTACCTATCAGTCAATTGCGGCAATTGAATCTGTTTGTCATGGTGTGCCTGCATTTGCAACTGCTCCTACTGCCGCAGACTACGTAACATTAAAAGACTTATCAAGAATAGAACAAGCATATAGACCCAATCCAGATCAAATTAGACATTGGCTTAAATGGTTATCTTATTGCCAATACACAGTAGAAGAACTGAACAGTGGCACTGCACTTAAAATAATTCAGGAGTATAATTTAAAATGATAAAAGTAATTTCCTACATGAAAGTAATTCCACCTGGTAATAAAAATCCACAAAAGCCAATGATAATTAGAAACTTTATAGAAGGTGTGAATAGATGTGGCGATAAAGGTTTAGTAACAAGTTCAAGACAAATTATAGAAGCAGATGTGGCAGTGATACAAGGATTTGTACATAAAGACAGTAAAAATACTCCCCATTTAAATTTAAGAAAAGCAATTTATGAAAACCAAATACGCAAAGGAAAAAGATGCGTAATTGTTGATAGTAGTTTATTTTTATGGAAAGATCCTGCTCAGACACGAGGATATTTGAGATATGGATATGATGGTATATTTCCAAATACAGCAGAATACTGTGACGTTAATCCTAATCCAGAACGTTGGAGGAAAATTAGTCAGGATCTTAATATTGAACTTAAACCATGGAGATTAAATCAAAAAGAAGGACACATATTAATTTGTTGTCAACGTGATGGCGGTTGGAGTATGGACGGCAGAAGTGTACAACAATGGCTCAAAGAAGTTATTACAGCAATCAGAATGAGGACACAAAGGTCAATACTTGTAAGATTTCATCCAGGAGATAAAAATGTAAAAGCACACAGAAACACATTAGCCAATTGGATGCAAAGTGATTCTACAACTTTTAAAAATGTAAATGTAAGTGCTACTAGAAGTTTACACGAAGATTTTTATACAGCACATTCACTAGTTGGACATAACAGTAGTCCAACGTGTGCAAGTGTTATTGAAGGTATTCCTACTTTTGTAACTGATCCTGCAAGAGCTCAGGCTAGTACAGTTGCCCATCATAGTTTTGATGAAATTGAAGAACACAAAAATTTTGATAGAAAATTATTTGTAGAAAGACTTGCACAAATGCACTGGACTTTAGACGAAGTTAGAAGTGGGCAGTGCTGGTTACATATGAGAAAGTGGGCTACGAAACAGTCTTCCAGTACGGCTCAACCCGCTTAACTTTTAAATCTTTACTTAAACTTTGACCTTTTGCTTTCCTACTGTCACCTTTCAAGTGATCAAAGTATGCACCAAGTTCGCAGTTAATTAAAGGATGACCTTCTCCACTGATTAAGTGTCCGCTGAAATCTTTAATCGGACTTTGCGGAAAAGTTTGTTTGTGTCTTTTCAACACAACATCAAATACATATGAGTCATGCCATTCATCAAGTGTAAAAATGCCTTTTTCTGCTTCTTCATACATTCGTTCAAATTGTTGTAAAAAATTTTGACACTCTGTAGTTTTTAAATTTAAACCATAAAATCCACACTCGGGCCATTTTTTTCCTCGACCCAAATAGTGTAAAACATTACTGCTAGGCAACATACGTTCAAAGTCTTCTTGTGTAACTGTGCTGTGTACAATGCTGTCAGCATCCATCCAAATTAATATGTCAGCATCTGTCCTTTTGGCTTCATGAAAAATTGCGTATACTTTATTTGCAAATCTGATTGCGTCCCATTTAAATTCTTTGTGCCAATCTCTTGGACGCTTTGCTTTAATTTCTGGAGGACATTTACCATTGGCTTTTGGTACATTGCCCCACTTTAATTTAAAATTATTAAGTTTAGTAAGTGTTTGCTTTGCGTCGAATATTAAAGTCCTACTATCGCCAGTGGGTTGACAATCTTCAGCGTAAACAACTAATGGAATTCTATTATCCACCTTGTCATTAAAACTTTTGATAAATTTATTAGCATACACATTAAAACCATTTTGGTTAAATGTGGTAACAACGGAATATTTGGTCATAACATAGGTATTTACAATGAAATTTGGATTACAACGCAAACATGGTTCTTTAAACAGTAAACCTGTGTTTGATGCTGTTGCTGAAGGATTAACAAAGTTAGGACACACAGTAGTAAATGATACCGTTGATTGTGATGTTCCTGTACTTTGGAGTATGTTGTGGCATGGTAGAATGAAAGACAATAAAAAGATCTACGAGTCTGCACTAGCACAACAAAAGAAAGTTTTATTTTTAGAAGTTGGTGGTATCAAAAGAAATATTACATGGAAAGTTGCCCTCAATGGAATAAATCGCTTAGGTTATTTTGGTCCTTTAGACAATGATGATTCAAGAGCAAAATTACTTGGACTGAAGTTACAGGACATTAAAAAGGGCGATAATATTTTAGTTTGTTGTCAACATGACAAAAGTCATCAGTGGCGTAATCAACCATCTATGCAAATTTACATAGATCGACTTATACATGAATTGCGAATGCACACTGATAGGAAAATTATAGTAAGACCCCATCCAAGATGTCCTGTAGAAAATAAATTTCAAAATTATAAAAATGTAGAATTACAAAATCCTAAACAAATAGTAAACACATATGACGACTTTGATTTAGGATTTGAAAATGTTCATGCTGTAATAAGTTATAGTAGCAACCCAGGAATTCATGCAGTTATTAATGGCACACACGCTTTTGTAGGGCCTGAAAGCCTTGCATATCCTGTAGCAAACAAGGAATTAAAAAATATAGAAAATCCGCAAATATTTGACCGTAATCAGTGGTTGTATGACTACGCCTACACAGAGTGGACCATTGAAGAAATCGCAAAAGGACTGCCCTTTTCACGATTGACTTTTTAACCAAAATCCCATATAATGTTGGTATGCGTATCATCAACATCGAAGACTGTTTAGAGCTCATGTGCGGATTGCTCATAGAGGAAGAGTTCACACCTGCTATTGATATTGCAGAAAAAGATAAAAAATTATTGTTAAGCATTTCACAAGCCACTTTTAAAGGAAAAGCATTGTCCGATAGACAATATGAAGTAGTTAAAAAGATATTAACAAAAGGATATCAAAAAGATTTCTTAGATAGGAACGTTGATTTACCGTCCAGTGTTAACAATTTACGTAAGCCTTTACGTAAAATAGACAGAAGTGAATATATTGCAATTGAAAACTATCAAGACAATTTAGGAAATGCAGGTTGGCAATTTCATAATAATAGCGGAAAATGTTTAGTTGTGCGATTTCCTTTTAATATGAAATATTCTAAATTAATAGGAGAAATTAAAAAATTTATTTTATACCCATCAGAAGGATACAAGTCAGACAACTACAAAAATATTCTTCCTTTTAATGAAACTATTGTGTACAAAACAATTAGTTTGTTTAAAGATTTAATTAAAGATATAGACCCTACTTTGTTAAAAATACACAGTCAAATAGATGATTGGTTAAAAAACAGAGACAAATATGTGCCAGGTATATATGGTTTGCAAATAAAAAATACACCAATGCACATAGTTCAGCCTGTTGTAGACAAACTAGGAGAGCCTACTATTGAAAACCTATACTTGTATAATGACAAAAAGGAACAAGCAGGTTTAGTGCATTTTGATAAAGAAGATTTGAATGAATCCATAAAAAATTTAAAACCTTTGACAAAGAAAGTATTGAGTCGTAATCATTCTTTAATACAAATTAATAAAAAACAACATCCTATTAATGAAGTGCTAGATACATTATTAGAACTAAAGCGGTTTCCATTAATGGTTATTTTGGACGAAAAAGATCCATTGGATCAATTAGTGCAATTTCATAATTTAACCAAAAACATTATTCCTACAGAAGAGATATCAGTTTTATTTAGAAAAGAAAACCGAAAAGAAGGTAGGCACTTTAATGATTATGTAAAGACACAAAAGATTAACAATAAACTTGATATTAACACAAAAATAGTGTATATTAATAATAAAAAAATTCCAAAGGACTTGTTAAAAGAAGTTTGGGAGCCAGAATGTGTTATCAGTCTTGGATCGGTTAGACATTATAATAAAATTGATAAACTGATTCATCAATATGATCTCACTATACATTATGATCGTGAAGACGGTTACTGGAATGATATGATTTGGAGTATTGAAAAACTATGAGATGTAAAATAACTATTGCTGATGAAGTCAATGTTAAAATACATAATCTGCCTGTAGATGTTAGAAGAAAAATTGCAAACAAATTAAAATTTCAAGTTCCTTATGCAAGATATTTGCCACAGTATAAACTAGGAAGATGGGACGGCAAAATTGGATTCTTTGGTTTGGGTGGTAATGGCTTTGTTAATCATTTAGACGTAATAATAAATTTATTACATCAAAACGGTGTGGAAATAGATGAAGTAGAAGACCAAAGAGAAAAAGTAGATCTAGCATTTACAACTGTAGACAAAGATTATTTAAAAGACAAAGTTTGGCCCAAAGGTCACGTTGCTGAAGGACAAAATATTGAACTGCGTGATTACCAGGTAGAAGTAATTAATAACTTTTTAAAAACTCCACAAAGTTTACAAGAAGTTGCCACAGGTGCTGGTAAAACAATTATTACCGCCTGTTTGTCTAAAATTTGCGAGCCTTTAGGTAGAACACTAGTGATAGTCCCAAACAAAGGACTTGTAACACAAACTGAAGATGATTATAAAATTGTTGGGTTAGATGTAGGAGTTTACTTTGGAGACAGAAAAGAATTGAACAAAACACATACAATTTGCACTTGGCAAAGTTTAAATGTTTTAGATAAAAAAACTAAAGATGGAGAAGCAAAAATAACTTTATCCGATTTTTTACAAGGTGTAAAAACAGTTATTATTGATGAAGTACATCAAGCAAAAGCAGAAGTTTTAAAAAAATTACTAACACAACATTTGAATCATGCTCCTATTAGATGGGGACTAACTGGTACTGTTCCAAAAGAACAATTTGAATTCCAGGCTATATTGGCTGGTATAGGTCCTGTAATTAATCAAATAAGTGCTAAAGAACTTCAGGAAAAAGGAGTATTAAGTAACTGTCATGTTAATATTGTACAAATGATTGATACACTTGTACACAAAAACTATCAAGAAGAATTAAAATTTTTAGTGACAAATTCGGTAAGAGTAAGTTACATTAGCAAACTAATAGATAAAATTTCACAGTCAGGCAACACACTTGTTTTAGTAGATAGAATCACAGCAGGCGAAAAACTTCAAGAACTTATTCCAAACAGCACATTTATAAGAGGCGAAACAAAACTTCAAGATAGAAAAGATCAATACGAAGAAATAAGCGAGTCAGACAATAAAGTTTTAATTGCAACGTATGGAGTAGCAAGTGTTGGTATTAATATTCCAAGAATTTTTAATTTAGTATTGATTGAACCAGGCAAATCATTTATAAGAGTAATACAATCTATAGGAAGAGGCATACGTAAGGCAAAAGACAAAGACTTTGTGCAGATTTGGGATATTACTTCAACGTGTAAATTTGCAAAAAGACATTTAACACAAAGGAAAAAGTTTTACAAAGAAGCAAACTATCCTTTTACAGTAGAAAAGGTTGATTATACAAAATGAGAATATTAACACTAGACAATACAGCATATGAAATGAATAAATTGCCTGAACACGTCAACGACGATATGCGTTTTTCAGTATTGGACAATAGCAATCCTAAAGAGCCAGATTTTTTCTTTTTGCCAATGATATATGTTGAATCATTCAGTTGTCCTGCCATAGTATTAGAAATAAATGGAAATGAACTTACTATGCCATTAGACTGGAACATAGCAGTTGGCGATCAAGAAAACAGTGCAAGTGTAGACGTGGTACCACTTACTAGTTTAGGTGAAAGGGGATTTGAAGCATTTTTGTTCAATCCTTTATCAGGATTCAAAGCAGACTTTGGGACAATAAAAGTTACAAATTTTTACAATGATGTAAAATGGTACTTTCCTAAAGTGAAAAATAACCAATTATTAAGTGTACCTATCACTGAAGGCAAAGAGCCACATTGTGCATTTTTTGTTAAAGATATTAGTAGACAGTGTGAAACAATAGATTACACTGAATTATTATAGTGCCAAAAAAGAAAAAAGAAACAGCAATGATTTATGAAAGTCCAGATGGTGGTGCGACTGTGTATGCAAGACCTATAGATGGAAAAGGTGAACGTGTATTAATTGAAAAACAAACTCCACCAGATTGGTATTTAGATGAAGTGGAGATTTCTGAAATAGTAGATTATGCAAATGACGGAAATAAGTCTTTACAAATCCAACTAAAGAAATTAAAGTTAATGTACGATTTAATTAAAGAGGATCAATGGTAAAGAAAACAAACAAACTGCCAATAAAAGACATTCTAGCGGCAATTGATATGAAAGCCACAAACGTTTGGGATGACTTATCTGATGATGAAAAAAAGCAGGTAAGTTTCTATTTGCTTAATAGATATGCTAGTGCAATAAAAGGCCCAAGAGCAAAACAAGAATTAACAATTTTGAAAACAAATGAATACTACAACAAGAACTTTTTTACATTAAGCAAACACAAAAAACTGCTTTGGTTACTATTGTGTGCAACACAAGATGAAGACAAAACAATCAAGTGGCACGAGTGGATTGGATATAAATTCAAAGATAGTGCAGGAAAAAATAAAACTGCTAAATTCTTAAAAGAAGTTTTTACAAACCTAAAAGAAGACGAAATAGAGTTATTGTCGAAAATTAACACTGCAAAAGAAATTAAAGCCTATGCAGAAGAAATGGGAATGACCAAGGAAGTTATTAAGAAAATACTATGAGCGAAGAATACATCTGTCAACATTGTGGGGCGAAGTTTACACGTGAAAAAACTTTAGCAGTACATATGTGTGAACAAAAAAGAAGATTTACACAAAAAGACGAACGCAGAGTTCAATTAGGATATCAAACGTACATGAGATTTTATGAATTGTGTCAGAATCAACATGAACCAAAGACATATTTGCAATTTTGTAAAAGTCCATATTACACAGCATTTGTTAAATTTGGTAGTTTTCTCAGCAATGTAAAACCTTTATATCCTGAAAAATTTATAGACTACGTTGTTACTTCGGGCGTTAAATTAGATCATTGGTGCAGAGAAGAACTGTATCAACAGTATGCACTTGACATTATTTTAAAAGAGAGAGTGGAAGATGCTATGAAAAGATCCATAAAAAATATGATGGAATGGTCAGATGAAAAAGGTGCTCCATGGAATCACTATTTTAAATATGCAAGTCTTAATAGAGCAACACAAGAGATTAAAGATGGCAAAATTTCCCCTTGGCTAGTTTTAAATTGCACATCTGGAAAAGAAATGTTAAAAAACTTAAATGAAGAACAATTACAAATTGTAAGTTATGTGTTGAATCCTCAACATTGGTCACTAAGGTTCAAAAGGTCTCCGGCTGATGTCGAAATGGTTAAAGAAATTGTAAAACAATCAGGACTATGACAGATTTAATAATAGGATCAGACCATCGAGGTTATGAATTAAAGGAAAAACTTTCTGCTTGGCTTTGTCCAGATGATATGGAAAGTGAAAGTAAATTTGATATTGCAGTATTTCAAGATGCAGGTGTCCATAAACCAAAAAGAACAGATTATAATGATATTGCTATGAAAGTTGCGGACAATATGGTAATTTGCGACAGGGGAATATTGATATGTGGTAGTGGTTTTGGTATGGCAATACAGGCAAATAGATTTAGAAAAGTCAGAGCAGTGGTTTGTAAAAATGTTTCTGATGTAAAACAGGCTAGACAACACAACGATATGAATGTATTATGTATAGGAGCAGATGACACAAATTTTGATACTGCAAAGGCTATGTGTAAGGCATTCTTTACAACAAAATTTTTAAAAGGAAGGCACACAAGGCGAGTTAAAAAATTATATGAAAACAGAGCAACAAATTGATTACATATACAAACAACTAGGCAAGTATTGGCCCAGATATGCAAACAAAAAACCTGCGGCTAAAATTCACAAAGAAGCATACACTAGTTTGATAGGTGTGATGCTTTCAGCACAAAGCCAAGACAAAAGAACTGCGATAGCCTGCAAACAACTATTTGCTTTAGCAGATACTCCAGAGAAAATGATTAAACTTTCCCAAGAACAGATAATAGAAGCGATACGTCCAGCAGGATTACACAACGCAAAATCTAAAAATATACTTGCAACCAGTTACAAACTGCTAATGGAGTATGATGGTAAAGTTCCACAAACACAAAAAGAACTTATGGATCTTCCTGGAGTTGGTCGTAAAAGTTCTGACATAATGATGAGATTTGTTTGGGGTGCGCCTAACATAGCAGTTGATACACACGTGTTTAGGTTACTATGGAGGCTTGGTTGGACAAACACTTTAGATGAAGGCAAAAGTGCAGTGATAGTGAACGATACAACACCAGACAAATACAAATATGCGGCTCATATGCAATTAATCACTCATGCAAAAAGAGTATGTAAAAGTAAAAAACCTAAATGTAACATTTGCGTGATAGATGAGGTATGCGATAAACGTCACATAGATATTCCTAAATCCAAATTAAGAGAAGTAGTTAATGCCTGATATAGATATAGATTTTGCAGATAGAAATGTTGTGTTGAACAAATTAAAACACAGAGTTGCTAAATTAGATACTGGCAAGAAACACAACACAGGAGTTTACTTCACAGAAGTGCCACACAATCCGTTAGACAATGTCAGCACTTTGGATTACAAACAAGCAGAAGATAGAGGTTACTTTAAAGTAGATTTTTTAAACGTAAGCATCTATGAAAAAGTAAAAAATGAAAAGCATTTAATAGAACTAATGACAAAACAACCAATGTGGCAACTATTAGAAGCAAAAGATTTTAGTGATCAAGTATTTCATTTAAATGGACACAGTGCAATTTTACAAAAATTAAAGCCAACATCTATTGAACAATTGGCGGCAGTGTTGGCAATTATAAGACCTAGTAAAAGATATCTTATTAATAAGTCTTGGGACGAAATAATGAAAGAAGTTTGGGTAAAGCCAAAAGAAGGATACTTTTTTAAGAAAAGTCATGCAACATCATATGCTGTTGCAGTAGTAGTGCATATGAATTTAATTTGTGAGCAATTGAACAATGAAAAGTAAAGCAAGAAGAAGTCTAGCAAAAACATTGACGTGGCGTGTATTAGCAACAACTGATACATTTATTATTTCATGGTTTATTACTGGTACATGGACTCTAGCAGGAGCCATTGCTGGGATTGAAGTAATTACAAAGATGTTTTTGTATTACGGACACGAGAGACTTTGGAACAGGATTACTTGGGCCAAAGAAAAAGACGACCCGCACACAACTATCTGGCCTTATCAATAATTATTTTGGTTTTCTGACTAACTGGACTGATTTACGTTTAGTTCGTTTCATAGCCAAACTATTTAAATTTGTACAAGGTCCTATAACTACCCGTACGTCTTTAGTTGCCATGATCATGATGATATTTTTAAATTTAGACATTTCGTCACGCATAAAAATACTGATCGGAATCATCCTATTTGATTCCCACCACCAAGTCTCACATACTTCAATAAAGTGCTTTTTTAGTTCATCTGAGTGCAAATCAGTGTAAACATATACACTTGTAACTGAATTGTCTTGGTTGTTTATGACCCCAACATACTCTTTTCCGCCGTATTCCACGACACTAATGTAGGGAAATTTACTTTCTATTTCGTCTCTTAACATCTGATAAATATTTTAAAAAGTTATGCAATTAGTTCAGAGATATTTATTAAATAGTAATGTACTGCTTACCGCAGATGTGGCAGGAAACATAACGGAGTATAAAGCCTTGTATTCAAGACGATTAAACATTTATAGAGGAATAGATAACAAAATCACTTTTCAAGTGTTAAACGCTGATCAGAAACCTGTGTCTATCTTGAACACGTACACACCTAATTTTAAAATGTTTGACGAAAAAACACGATTAGTTGTGGAAAAAGATGCAACAATCATTGAAACTACTACTCCTAGCAACGTAGGTATGTTCACAGTATCACTAACTGAAAATGAACTACTAAATCTGCAATCACAGTTTTTAAACTACACAATTGAATTAGTAAACGATTCAAGCAATGAAAGAATATTAACATACAGCAATTCACACTTTGAAAGCAAAGGTTCGGTCTACTTGGATGCCAGCGAAATACCTGGACCACTTAAATCTTATAGTGTAACTTCTTTAAGTCAAGAAAGTGGCGGAAGTGCAGTATTTTTATCTGAAGCAATTACTGCCGAGCCGGCAATTAATGGAAATGAAGCACTACACACAGCGGCATTTTACTTAAACAGTGCAGATGGAGATATCACAGTTCAAGCAACACTAGATTCACAAATCAGCAGTTCAACTAACTGGTCAGATGTTGCAACTATTTCTGTAGATACTGTTGATACTTTAAAATATGTAAACTTCAATGGAATATTCAGTTACTTAAGAATCAAGCACACAACTGATAAAGTAGATCCAGACAACGACTACGACAACGACATTACCAAAATTTTAGTTCGAAATTAATTGACTTTTACCAAAATATAAAATATAATAACGTAAATGAATTCTGTTTACGATACACTATTACAGCACTTGCCTTTTAAAAGAAAGAAGACGCCAAGCGGCTGGATGGCTTTTAATGCTCCTTGTTGTTCTCATCAAGGCACGACAGCAGACTCTAGACAAAGAGGTGGACTAATAGCAAACGCTGATGGTGGCATAAGTTATCACTGTTTTAATTGTGGATACACAGCAAGTTGGCAACCTGGCAGAAACTTATCCTACAAATTACGCAAACTAATGAGATGGCTTAACACTCCTGACGATGTAATAACAAAATTGGCTTTACACGTGTTAAAATTGAAAGAAGAAACAACAGGTAAAGCACCAATAATACAATTACCAAAATTTGAAAAGAAGGCATTGCCTGAAGGGGCAAAACGTTTGCAAGACTGGACAGACTATAAAGCATTAGAGCCAACAGGCTTAGATGAAAACTATGTAAAAGTATTAGAGTATTTAGAAAGAAGGCAATTAGCAAATTTAGATTACAATTTTTATTGGACTCCTACTTCAGGATATAAGGATAGAGTAATTATTCCATTCTATTATAGATCAGATGTAGTAGGTTACACAGCAAGAAAAGTAGTAGACGGAAAAGTAAAATACATATCAGACCAACAACCTGGCTATGTTTTTAATATAGATAATCAGAATGATGATAGAGAATTTGTTATCGCAGTAGAAGGTCCTGTTGATGCTTTAAGCATCGATGGCGTAGCACTGCTCGGCAGTGAAGTGAAACAACAGCAACAGATACTCCTTAACAGTTTAGGCAAACACGTTATTGTCATGCCAGACAGAGATGAAGCAGGAGTAAAATTAGTAGAACAAGCCATAGAAAGTGGGTGGAGCGTGAGTATGCCCAATTGGCATTCAGATGTGAAAGATGTAAACGATGCGATAATTAAATACGGCAGACTGCACACTTTGTATTCAATAGTCAAATTTGCAGAACAGTCACAACTAAAAATAAAACTGAGGATGAAAAAATGGTTTTCATAAAAAGAGTAATTCAAATTTTGTTATCGCCATTTAGAACAATAGTTCAAAAATACAAATACAGAAAGAAAATTAAAGAATTACAAAAAAGAGATCCTTTTATATACAAATAGGATGTATTACATAGTAGAATGATAGTTTGGGGCATAACAGGAAACAATCATGATGCCAGTTTGGCTGTCATGGAATATCATGTCAAAGGATTGACAGATAGATGGGGTTTGTATATACACTGGGCAGGAAAAAGTTCGGATTTCAGTGGCATACCTGGAGATCCAAATCTGTGTCCTGAAATGTTAGCACACATAAGATCAAATCCAAGATGGGCTCACCCAGCCAAAGTAATATGGTACGAAAAACCTATTAAGAAAAGTTTACGCCAACTAATAGCAGGGCAAGGATTAACATTCAAAGAAAATAACGTGAAAAAATTTTTAGCACGTCAAGGTATTCACGTGCCAATAGAATATGTTGATCATCACGAAAGTCATGCGGCATATGGATATTACACATCGCCATTCAATAATGCGGCAGTTGTAGTGTTAGACTCTATAGGTGAATTTGATACATTCACAATTTGGCATGGTCATGGAGACAAAATTGAAAAACGTCATGCTACACGTTATCCTAATAGTGTAGGACTTTTTTATTCTGCAATGACACAACGTTGTGGATTCAAAGCAAATGCTGAAGAACATAAACTAGAACAATTAGCCACAAAAGGTAATTGGCGCAAACATCATAGAATAATGATGGAAGAAATTATAGATAAAAGATTTCCTTTCAAAACAAGAGAAAATTTACACAGAGGTTGTAATTGGTGGAGACCAGAATTAAATTCTGATCAAGACTTGGCAGATTTGGCGGCTACAACACAACACGTATTTGAACAAGTTTTAATGTGTGCAAGTAGTTGGATTCAAATGAATATCCCAACACAAAACATAGTTTTGGTAGGTGGCTGTGCATTAAACAGAACTGCACGTACCAAATTACAATCTGTATGGGACGATATTTGGGTTCCAAAAAATCCTGGTGATCCTGGTTCGTGTGTAGGTGCTGTGTGTGCCAAGTTTAAGAAGCACATTGACAATTCAGACGAAATGTGGTATAATAAGGAACATGGCAAAACAGAATAAAGAATATGGTTATGATATACAAAAAGTATATCTAGAAATGATGCTGAGTGACGCAGAAACTTTTGTGCGTTGCCAATCTATTTTTGATCACACACTATTTGATAGAAAACTTCAAGATGCGGCACAGTTTGTTGATGATTATGTTAGCAAACACAATGCACTGCCAACAGAAGATATTGTGAATTCAAGTTGCAAGACAGATTTAAAAGTCCCAACAGGACTAAATGAACAACACTATGACTGGTTATTAAGCGACTTTGAGACTTTCGTAAGACACAAAAGTTTAGAAAGAGCGATTCTTAAAAGTGCAGATATGCTAGAAAAAGGTGAATATGGTCCAGTTGAAGTGCTTGTAAAAGAAGCAGTACAAATAGGACTACACAAGGACATAGGTACAGATTACTTTGAAGATCCTAAAGCAAGATTATTAGGTTTGAAAAATCAGAATGGTCAGGTTAAAACTGGGTGGGAAACACTAGATAAAAAATTATTTGGTGGATTCAACAAAGGTGAATTGAATATATTTGCAGGTGGCTCTGGTGCTGGTAAATCTTTGTTTCTTGCAAACTTAGGTTGCAACTGGGCATTGGAGGGTTTGAACGTTGTTTATCTTACATTTGAATTGAGTGAAGCGTTGGTCAGTATGAGAATAGATTCTATGCTTACAGATATTCCAACAAAAGAAATATTTAAAGACTTAGATGGTGTAGAAATGAAAGTGAAACTGATTGGTAAAAAAGCAGGTAAGTTTCAGATAAAATATATGCCAAGTGGTAAAAATGCAAATGATATTAGATCATACATTAAAGAATATGAAATAAAAACAAACAGCAAAGTTGATGTGTTGCTTGTAGACTATTTGGATCTTATGATGCCAAACAGTAGAAAAGTTTCGCCAAGTGATCTGTTTGTAAAAGATAAATTTGTGTCTGAAGAATTGCGTAATCTTGCAATGGAGATGAATATTGTTTTTGTAACAGCGGCACAATTAAACAGAGGTGCAGTTGAAGAAATAGAATTTGATCATTCGCACATAGCAGGTGGTT